GACTAGGATACAACCTAGTGTGTTTGTATGTAAATGGGGGAATTACTGTAAATATGTACAGACGTAAAAAAGCCCCCTTGCGGGGGCATGCGGGGAAAAGATCAGGGAAAGTACAGGCGAAAAAAAGCCCCCTTGCGGGGGCTTTTTGGAGGGGGAGAGATTACAGAGTGCTGAAAGCACTTGAATCATTATCATAAAACCAGTCTGTATAAGAGTAGATGCTACCCTCGCAAGACAAGTAGTGTCCGTGCACTGGTTCGTCTAATGTTGATTCTTCTAATCCGGCCTCTTCGAGGGTTTCGAATTCAACAACATCTTCCCATTGCATTTCATCGACTAAATCTAATTGCATGATGATCCTTTCAAATGCCCCCCTTGCGGGGGGCTTGAGGGTTAAACGGAGGGGGTGATTTTCTTGATTTGGTTCAAGAGCTTCACGCACTCTGTAACATCAAATTCAGGCTTTTCAATACCCTGATACTTGCTGATCACTTCATCCAGTGACTTTTGCAAACGCTGATGGAGAGTCTTTTTAGCTTTTGCGGCTTTTTGCTCATCCGTCATTGTCTCTTGCTCTTCACGTTCACGGAGCTTGCTCTCAAGTTTTCCGATCAGTGAACCGATTTGTGTCTGCCAGTAGGCTTTCACACCCTTGTCAACTTGTGACAATGATTTGGTCTCAGCCGCAAGGATTTTCTGCACATCCTTGTCTTGCTTGCTGATCACAATGCCGCGAACCCGATTCCGGTTCTCAACAGTATCAGTGCGCTTTGCATCCAAGTGAACCGGACGCATGCCTTTTGACCACAAAAAGTCAGTGACTTGCACCCACTTGTTTCTAGCTGTTATCTCAGCACCAAAAGCCTCACCGATTTTCTTTTCGACTTGATCGTCAAAAGTGAAAGGGGGCAAAGCCGCAAGAGTTGCAACAGAACCAGAAACACCGGCTACAACAGTAGCCATAACGCTTTGAGCTTTCATTTGAAAGTCCTTCCAAAATGTCAGAGTAGAGATAAAACACCCTTTGAACCCGACAAACTCAACTGTATAGATGTTATTAGGTGATGTCAATGGATAGTAGAAACTATTGAAAAGTATTTTCTATTGACAAAAGATATTTCACTAGGACGCATCCTAGATTTTTTGGCGGATATGGTCAGACCTTGACCCTACCGGAGGGGGGACACCCCAAATTGGTTTGGAGTCCCGTGGCTGCTATGGCTGCTATTCTCCGCACTCAAAGACCACTTTTTTCAAAATGGGTACTTCAGATGCTCATTGTGTTCGCCGGGACGTACCTGTAATGAACACACAAAAAACGTGTTTGCCACGTGATTCTTAGACCCCCACCCCCGGGGCAGATATGAAACACACCCCCTATCAAAAATAGTACCCCCTGTAAAAATTTTATTTTTTGTGGTATGGTGCAGACTTCTATGAGGCATTTCGCCACATAAGCGCACAATTTGATATGGAACATTTGGTCTGCACACCCGACCTCGGCGTGGCCCTGCCGCCCGAAGGTATGCCGTACCCGCTCCTAAAAGAGAGGGCAGAGGCCGCTTGTGCAACTATTGATCTGCTACTGGGTGCGGGACTCAACCCACAACTGCTGATTCCAAAGCCTGAAGACCAAGACATTGCCGCTTCGGTGGTCGAGGCGTTTGCGCAAGACGAAGAAAAGACGAGCCAGTCGCTCACCACCAACAAGATTTCCGCCATGACCCCTGCGTCCTTGCTCCTTGTAAAGAGCACATTGGATGAGTTTGGGCATGCAGTGGTGGAAAGGGCTACGCAGATTCGCCATTTGGTGACAAATAAGCTGGTTTTGGAGTCAGAGAACCCTGATCCTAAGATCAGAATCCGTGCGTTGGAGTTGCTTGGCAAGATTTCAGACGTGGGGCTGTTCACCGAACGCTCAGAAGTGGTGATCACGGCGCGTTCTACGGAAGAATTGAAGCAGACTTTGCGTGAAAAGTTCAACAAACTGCGTGCAAAACTGGATGTGGTGGACGTTGAGCCTGTAAAAACCGTGGAAGCGATCAATTTGGACGAAGAACTGGGCATCCCAGCCCCTGTAAGCCCAGAATTTGCAGAAAATGTGCAAAAAACCGCCGAAGACGGGGTAACAAATTGAATTCCATGCCTCAAACCCCAGTTGAAGACCTCTCCGATGAGGAAATCGACTTTATGGTCGAGAATATTGAGCAATTTGAAGAGGAAGAACGTGCGGAAATTATGGCGGCGGCAGGTGCCCTGTCAGCCAGACGCCATGCGGCGGCATGCCATGCAGATTTAATTGAGTTTTGCAAGCACATGCAACCAGACTACAAGGTTGGTAAGCACCACCGCATCTTGGCAGACCTGCTGATGCAGATTGCCGAGGGTAACAAAGACCGTATTTGCGTGAATATCCCGCCTCGTCACGGTAAATCTCAGCTTGTGTCAATCTATTTCCCCGCTTGGTTCATAGGGAAATACCCTAATAAGAAGGTGATGATGGTCTCCCACACCACCGATCTGGCGGTGGACTTTGGTCGAAAGGTGCGAAACATCATCGACACCGACTTGTACCGTGACATTTTTCCAACAGTGGGGCTTGCCGCTGACTCCAAGTCAGCAGGGCGTTGGAACACCGCCGCAGGTGGCGAGTACTACGCTTGTGGTATCGGTAGCTCAATCGCAGGTCGTGGTGCTGACTTGCTTCTCGTCGATGACCCGCACTCCGAACAGGACGTGCTGAACGGCAACTTTGACGTGTTTGACAAGGCGTATGAGTGGTTCACCTTCGGTGCACGTACTCGTCTGATGCCCGGTGGTCGCGTTGCAATCATTCAAACACGTTGGCACTTGGCTGACTTGACAGGGCGCGTGATCAAGGATATGGCGCAGAACGAAGGCTCTGACCAATACGATGTGGTTGAGTTTCCTGCAATCCTTGAACTGCCAGACCCAAACAACGACCACATGACGATTGAGAAACCGCTGTGGCCTGAGTTTTTTGACCTCAAAGCACTGCACAGAACCAAGGCTTCGATGCCTCTGTTCCAGTGGAACGCACAGTATCAGCAGAACCCCACTGCCGAGGAAGCCGCTATCGTCAAGCGCGAGTGGTGGAACTACTGGAAAGAAGAAGACCCGCCGCACTGCGAGTACGTCATCATGTCTCTTGACTCTGCGGCAGAAGCGCACAACCGTGCCGACTTCACCGCGCTCACAACGTGGGGTGTGTTCCTCAATGAGAAGGACGACCGCTACAACATCATCCTGCTTAACTCAATCAAGCGGCGTGTTGAGTTTCCTGAACTCAAGCGCCTGTGCTACACCGAGTGGCAGGACTGGGAGCCAGACTCATTCATCGTGGAGAAGAAGTCCTCGGGAACGCAGTTGTATCAAGAGATCAGACGCACAGGTATACCTGTACAAGAATTCACTCCCCACAGAGGGACAGGCGACAAGACAGCACGTCTGAACTCAGTAGCCGACATCATCCAGTCTGGACTGGTGTGGGTGCCCGAGACGCGATGGGCAGAGGAGGTGGTCGAAGAAATCGCCGCTTTCCCATTCGCACAACACGATGACTTGGTGGACTCAACGGTGATGGCGCTCATGCGCTTCAGAGCAGGTGGGTTTATTAGGTTGCCCGACGACGAGGCGGAAGAGCCACGGTTCTTCAAGTCACGGGGTCGCGGCGGATATTATTAAAAGGAGAGATGAGATGTACATGATGGAGAAACTGGACGCATACAAGCAAGAGATCGAGCGCACGATCACGTGGCAAGAGTGGTACAAGCAGAATTACTGGATAACCAACAAAGACGTACCTGACTACCACAAAGAACTGATGCTTCGCTACGGCAACGAGATGCTACGCATCCACGATGACCTCAAAAAATACTGCAATGCTTTACTTATTAAGGCACAGGAGCACAATTCGTCTGTCGATAGATTGGTGTTTGAGCTTCGTAAGACCACTGAGGACTATCAGAAGCTGGACAAAAAGTACAAGGCGTTGAAGAAGAAAACAACGCCTACAAAGAAACCTGCGGCTAAGAAAGTCGCTAAACCTAAAGGAACCTGAGTATGGCTACAAGTTCAATTGATAAGGGGCTGTACTCCGCCCCAATGGGTATAGAAGAAGAGATGGGGGGCGACAACGCCCTTGAGATTGAGATCGTCAACCCCGACCAAGTAACGCTGGATGATGGCAGTGTGGAGATCACGCTTGGCCCCGATGATGGCATGGGTGAAGGTGACTTCGATGCCAACCTTGCAGAAGAGATGGATGCAGGTACTTTGTCGTCAATCGCTGAAGATTTGGATGACATGCTCACTGCCGACATTAACAGTCGCAAAGACTG